CGATGTTGCGCTGTGTTTAAAAGATTCTGGCTAGATGCAACTTGGGAAGCATTAGCACGATTGAAGACACGAGTCTCAAAGCCTTTCATGAGGGCACGGTGCTGCTCTGGGGCGAAGGCTGCTTGAACCTCTGCTGACCAAAACGAGTCACGTTTAAACTTCGCCGAAATTGAATTAGCAGAATACTTATACTGATCGATTAGGAAGGTAAAATTACCTGTATCGAATTTGTTATACTTAATCGCCTGGCCTTCAGCAAAGTCCGAAGATTCTGCTGTGCCCAATCGGGGAATGTTTAATGTCGTACCGTCCGGAAAATCCGTGATAGTTCTAACAAACCGCATGGCAAACAAATCATCCTGAAACGCACGAGTAATATCTCGCGAGTAAATATTTGCACGGATGAGATGTTCATTTGTAGCGACTGTAAAGCCACTTGCCATGATAGTCTCCTAGTTAATTAAAGACCAAGTTGATTCCAGTCGCCATCTTGGAAGGCTTCGCCTAACGCGAGAGCGTCTTTAAACATTTGGTCTTGGGTTTTCGGATCACGATAGAGAGTAGGATTCTTCTTCCTCATTTCTTGATAATAAGCGTTGGTACGCTTAGTCGTACTGGGCACGAATGGGTCTCTTCGCATGGACGACTGAGGAGGAGCTTGAAACGAATCTGTCTGTTTCTGGCCGTCTAAACCCAATGTCTTAAATAAGACGGATGGATGTTTACGGGCTAGTTCATTTACAAAATCAGGTTCAAGACCTAACTGATCTATCTGTTGTTTTAGAACAGGCTGGTAGTTTGGACCATACTGTTCAGTGAGTTTAGATTCTACGAGTTTGTAATTAGCTGCTTCTTTGCGTTGCTGTTCCACATGGGACAACTTCGCTTCGACTAAGCTTTCAATCTCTTTAGGATCATACACGGGCGGTTTAACATCGTTTGGAGCTAGGGTGTTTTCGCTATTCGAATGTTGCTGTTGAGAAGCGAATCGGTCGATCAACTCCTGCAGCTTCGGCCCTGCGTTGTACTCTTCTCGCATTCTGGTGTAGTCTTGACGAAGTTCGTCTTGACGTGCCTTCATGTGATCGATGTACAGATCCCCTTCTACCTTACCTCTGGCAATAGCCTTGTACATATCCACTTCGGATTGGTACTTAGTTTTGTCGAATTTCCCACCTGGTTTGGTGAGTTCTTCAAGGTAATCTTTCTGGGGATCAATCTGAACTGGGTCGTTCTGATTAGTGTCTAGTAAGTTCATTGGGTCATATCCTTCTGCTGGTCCAGATTTATTAGTGTTTTAATTGATGAAAGCATTGCGGCACATCCGTTCTTATGAGCCTGTTGATAAGCCCAGTTGGGATTATCATATACTTTGATACTTCTCTCAGAACGGTCTAAGTCCACTTCTTTCTCAATCAATAATTCTGTCAGGCGTTCTAGGACTGGTCTGGCTCCTAACAGAGTATTTAGAAATCTATCTCTCTCTTCTTCGGTTTTTAAATTCTTAGTCCAAGCCGATAACATTATTGCGGAGGTCCTTGTCCCGGTGGCTGTTGTGGCTGTTGCTGCATTGCTCCAGCTACTTCACTTAGATCATAATCTTGACCCATGCCTGAAGCTGTTTGCGTTGCTTGAAGAACTTGTTCTTGCAGAGCTTGTGCTTGACGTTGTCCATCAGCTTGTTCTGCTAAAGCTATGAATGGAATTACAATTTCTTTATCTTCAATATTAAATGAAGACTCAAAGAGTTTAGCTAATTTAATTCCTGAGAAATGAGGCTGTACTACAGACCATAATTGAGATTGACTCAAAGAAGTTAAATTCTGTATCAACTCTGCTTGCTCAGCAAAATGACGAGCAGCTACGGGACGAATACGTCCTATTCCGGTCATATCTTCAATTGAGATTGATTTAAATAAAGCTGCTTTAAGATCATCGTCGAATACTTTAATAACGGTAACGCCAGTCATGTTACGACGAGCTAATTCAAGCATTGTATTCAAAAGAGGCTCAAGTATTTGTTCCTCAAATTGTTTAATCTTATTTTGAAAGACACGGGATGCAGCATTTTCAAGACGTTGAACTTCATACTTTGTCTTCTCACCAGGTGTTCGGAAACCCATTGCTTCCTTAGGCGCACCTGCCATCTCTTCCATTAATGCTGATAAGAAGGCATTTTCAGAGTTAGCTTGCATGATTTGAACATTAGGTTGAACTAAATCTACGTCTCCTTCTTCAGAAGAATAGATTGTTTCACCTGGTTGCCAAGTAAATGCTTCTACAAAACCTTTAACCTTAATAACAGGATATGTTACCAAATCCCAAATATCAGCTTTCATGTTCTCTACATGATCCATACGGTATTGCATACCAACTAGATTATCTAGAGGACCCATACCCCAGAGATTATCTTGCTTCTTACGCCATGGAGCATGGAAGATTGGAGGAGAAGAAAAGAAAGAAGGATTAGGTTTCTTACCTACGACCTTATGTCTATCTACGACAGTAATTATATGGTTTTTAAGTAATGTATCAGATTCTTTATCGTAGAGATCGCCATAGAAAGTTAAAACTTCAGCACTGTCAGATTGAAGATAATTCTGAAAGGAGGTAAATCCATCGACAGAGTAGAGATTATCTCTCTGCATCCATTCTCCACTGTAATTATTAGCTTGTGCTCTAATTTCTTTGAAGTAATCCCAGAGTTCTTCATATTCTTTACGATTGTCATCGTTAGACATACGCTGAAGTAATTCTTTGAGTTCACCTAAAGAAATAGTAGATTTAACAATCTTAGGAGATACTTGGAAATTCTCTGCAGTAGGGTTCATAACAATATCAAGAGGAGAAATACGACGAACAGCAGGACCTACATAACCTGCTTGAACGGAAGTATCTTGTTCCGCTCGCATATCAATCCATTCCGCAGTAACCATACAGTTACCGTAATCAATGTAATCTAGGATTACCTTATCCATTTCAGACTTAAACGAAGGTTGTTCCATAACCCAAACCATATAGTTTACTATGGCATCACGCTTTCGTTTAGAATCTGCATCCTTCTCGTTTGCTTCCCAGACGATGTTCTTTCTCTGAGGGAACATTGTAGCTGTATAGTTGGAATAGAGGTTATCTCTAATCTGGCATAACTTGGGAATGGTTGTCTTGTTCTTCCAAGGTAATTTAGAATTGCTGGTATGTGTGGTATCTGTGGCATAGACATATCGACGAATTTCTTCTTTGTCTGTCTTCCAGACTTGACGCATATTGTCAAATGTAATCCAGGTTTTAGCAATTTTAGTTGCTATACGATCCGGAGATACAACATCTTCTACTTGTAAGACTCTAGAAGTCATTAGTGATACCCAATTCCAAACAGTATATCTTTAGCCAGCCAACCTAAAATAAGAATTATGGCTATCATTGCAATACAACCTGCTGCTTCCATTAATTCTTTCAAGCTACTCCACCCCACCTACTATGATATCTAAACACGTTTGTATCTTCTTTCTTTATTCTGAATAAATCCAGTGGTGCTTTGCCTTGAGCAAAGTCTACGGCAGAGGCCAGAGCATCTTTGACATCATCGTGAGCCGGATTGGTAAAAATTAATTCTTCTTCTAATGTTTGACAGTTGCCGCCGACATAATGCCATATTTGTCCATTAGCATACTTAGGTTCAAGAACTGCCATAATACGTTCTTCCTTACTTCCCTGCCAACGTGATGGTCTGAATTCGTCTACGACGAGAGACAATCCCATTGGACGGATGTAACTTTCCTTTAAATCTCTTACAATCACTTGTTGAGCAACGGAAACTTCAGCTCTGATCTTTCTGAAACCCCACTTCTCATAGAGTTTTAATATACGATTGAAATAGTCGCTTATCTTATCTGTTTTAAAACGATCTATATCTAAAACATAATAATTAAGTCTACCATCTACGCCTATAACTACTATAGAAGTGCTATCAGCTTTTCTTCCAGCTGAATAAGCAAAGTCTATTGCAGCTAAAACATTTAACCTTTCACCTTTGAAGGACCAGGTTGAGTCTCTTCTGGAGAGGTAGTTGGCGTCGTAGTATTGAAAGAGGTTCCTATTGATGGACCCTGCATCGAGATCGTTTGGATCGTTATAGTATTGGGCTCGGAAGTGTATTCTACTGAGGTATTGCGCCCTTTTCTTCGCGAGCTCTTCGGCGTTAAATCCGAACCATTTTCCTTCTGGACTCTTTGAGCGAGGCCAGATAAATTCTCCTGAGCCGTCTCCAACGTTTTCAACAGCATGCTCTTTTGTTTCAAAAAGAGGCTCGGTTCGAATAATGTTCCCCAATTCATCGTACTCATCAATTTCCCTTTCTAATAAATTTGAATACAAATCGGATGGATGGTATCTAGTACCCACAATCCATTCTTTTGAATTCACTCCTTCAACTGAAGACAGATGGGAATATTGATCCTTTATTTTTTCTCGCGTGTCTGCTGTGTATGCGTTGGATGAAACAACAACATCATCAAGGACGGCAATATCACAGTGTAGACCAACAATATTGGTAGTAAGACCCGCAGTCCAGATAGAAGGATCACGGATATTCCATTCTCTACGCTTTGGATGATCAAGAGAGATTTCCCTTTCTGTCCATTTCTCTCGTTTAGCTTCTTCCTT